GTGCTACACGGGCTTAACATCTACTGATGTTTTTTTATGTGCGATTTAACGCACTTGGTCACACGTGACCAAATGGATGGTCACATGTGACCAAATAGACCATGGCGGGCTCGAACCGCCGACCTTTGCGTGCCTTAAGAAACAATGAAGTTCCGTATGTATACGGTTTGTATAAGCACAACGCTCTAACCAACTGAGCTAATGATCCATGGACGACCGGTGCGGGGCTCGAACCCGCGGCCGCACGATTAGAAGTCGTGCGCTCTGTCCAACTGAGCTAACCGGTCATATATATACTATGTTGGTCGGCTTTAAGTAAATAAAATATTATGTATATGTACATATGCCATTAGATTTTAGCAGATATTTTGAGGATTACACGGGGAATAACAGGGCAAAACCAACACAATATAAGGGAAGGGGTGCGAACACTGCCGCTAGGAAGAGAGTGGATATGAATGCTATGCGGAATGTCGCGAACGGTATTAACGATGGCGCCCGCAACGCCCGCGCCCCGAATTCTTGGTTTGATATATACGGAAACAGTGCAGTAGACGGCGGTGAAAAGTTTAAGGAACTTGTTGCTGACGTATATTACAACCGACAAACCGACCTAAACTCCAACTGGCGCATACGTCGTAATAACAGAGGGTGGACACCGTCTGAATACAAGCAATGGTTACACGATGATTTACCCAATTACAATGGCATGATCCGCATAAATGGGAACGGACCACGGGATATAAATACGGACACGCGCCCCAACACCAACAACAACAACTCTAGCAGCAACCTCAGAACTACTGCAGATTTTAATACAAAGGCCAATAGGCCATCCGGTTGGTATAATACCAGCGGAAATTTAAAGACCATCAATAAGAATGTTATTACAAGTCCCATATCTCTGAACACCGTTAATTTGAAAAATCTGGATAACCTATACCTTGACCAGAACTCTGGGAGTCGTTATTTGTATACCCGCGGTGAGATTATGAAGATGAGTGTAAATCCAGTGACAAGGGGTAAGATGGCACCGCGTTTGTTGCCTAACAACATAAAGAGCGCGGTTAGGAAGTATGTAGAGGGTGCCGCTACCAAACCGACCAGGGCACAAGCCTTAAAGGCGGCTAAGATGGCGGAAAAAAAATAATCACCAATAAACAGTGATGTCTCTAGAACGCGATATTAATATAATGGGTATGTTTCTCGTAATGGCTCAGGAGGTCATTGACCGCTTTAAACAGGGTCATCGACTGACAATGCAGGAGAAGATGGTATGTCTAATGTTTACAGCCCGCACTGTGGCTGCTTGGGAAAATGTTGCTAGAGCGTCCATGTCTTTGAATGGTCAGGGTGAGATCCAGAGCCACACTCTGCCGGAACTCCTCTGTGAATCTCCTTAGACTGGTGGCAGATACGGTTTACCTCGCGCACCTTGAGGCCAGTATGCCTCGCGATGGTGTTGGCCTTGAGCCCCTTGGCCTTGGTGCTACGCAGAACGTCCATTACGGTATCCATTATACCATATATGCGCATTTTCTTCTTAATTAATTATTTCCCATATTACAGGATGTGTGACATAATCTACGGTGGAAAACCATTAAATTTACCAGGTATTGAGCGATTGCTGTATGCACACGATACAGTTTTCAGGATTAACTTGAATACACATAATCTCGATGAAACTATGTGTATGAAAGATGTGTATTATTTGAATTCACATGTGTATGACTACTATACAAATCCCAACATAACAGTTGAACAATTGTTGGATATTTACAAACACAAAGGTACCCAGCGTAAATATATTGAAAATATGTTAGAAATTATCCGTAATGGAAAATTCAAGAATATCAAGAAGCAGCCATTCAGTGGTAACCTAGAGGCTAATAGACTTCTTTCATATATTAGATGTCCTGTCCAGTTTCATGGTCAACCCAGATGTGGGTACCAATGTTTATTGGAAAATTTAAATCGTAAGAATTTTGTGATTGGGTTCGGTCTGGATGACGATGATATTAGTTTTTACAATAATCCAGATAAATCTGTAATATTGACGGCATGCCACAGTGTTGAATCTGAGAAACAGGTTCTGCGATGGATGCATGAAACAGGTACGATTGATGCATCTTACTGTCTTCTGACAGATAATACTATTCCACAATTGGATTGTAAACTTCTCAAGCCTACTGCAGATTCTATAACAAATTTATTGAAAATTTATGGTATATGTGTTCTTGATAATTACTTTTCTTCTGAAATTATTGATAAATTTAATGAAGAATATGATCGCGTGTTCGTGGACCACCCAGAATGTGTAGAGGTACTTGACAAGGAAAGTTGTTCTAACGATGAAAGGATTTTCCATTGTGAGAAATATTCTAAATATATTGATAATAATTTTGCAAGTAATAGGTTGTTCACTGAGGTTGTGGGTCAATGGACTCACGCACCAGCAAACAAGAAAACACTTATAAATAAGATAGTATATGAAGACGGCAAGGTGAAGAACAGTGGTGCAGGTTGGCACCGTGACAATCACCATTGTCAGTTAAAGGCCATGGTATATCTTTCCGATGTCAATGACCGGAATGGTAATTTTCAATTTATAACAAATTCATCTGCGCGCCATATAGGCATGCCCAAACCGAGGACACCATCGTACAATACTCGTTTTCATGATAGCACGGTTGACAATATATTGTAAAATTGTGATGAATGTGTTGTGCATGACGTGACGGGGCCCCGTGGGACGGTGGTTCTTGTGGATACTACGAATATTCATCGTGGAAATATAATAATGGAGGGCGAAAGACGGGCTATGACCCAGTATTTTTTCTAGTTAGGAATACATAGAAACGAAAAATTTCAATCGTTTTTATATATTTTTTTTGTATTAATTTAGTTGGAGAACGCGAGACCGCCGAGGCCATCTCTGATTCTGAGGATGTTGTAGCACACGGCGTACAGGTAGGACGGGCCGAGTGTCGTACCAGCGGTACCACCGGACGCTGTCCACGTGAGCTTGCCGTTATCGAGTCTACTGAAGTTGACCGACCCTGTGGGTTGGTGGCGGTTGGGGTAGAGCGAGAAGGGGTACATGTAGAGCGATGTATCAGCCGTAAGGGCACTGTTCAGGGGTGCATACTCGGAGTGGTTGTACATTGTCACCCAGTTGAAGTATACACGGGGCATGACTCTGTCAAACACGTCTGTGCCGTTGAGGCGTAACTGCACATCGTTGGTGATAAATGAGTTGACTGTGCTCTGACCCCAGAGAAGGGCCTTGACGGGGTGGTTGAGGTATGTGAGGTCGGCCCCACTGGCATCGGCCTCTGTTCTCTGGACCTGGGTGATGAGGTACTCGTGCTCGTTCTCTGTGAAGAACTTGCGCTCATCGGTGTCGAGCATGATGTAGTTGGCGTAGAAACGCACGGGTGTAGAGTTGATGTTGGGTCCCTGCTTCATACGAATCTCGACCTTGTGGTACTGAAGCGCCACAAGGGGGATGGGTGTTGTGTAGTTATCACAGTTGAAGAAATGCAGGGGGAAGAAACCGGCCGCGATGGAACTGGGCTTCACGTGCTTCGACGCCGACGTGGCCATGAACTTGGACCACAGGCTGTCGAGATAGAAACCGTCATTTCTGTCTATCTCCACACCACCAATCCAGAGGGAGAACTCTGTTGGTGTGAGTTGCTCATCGACCTGGATGTTCTGGGCCGTCGTGTTGGCCGCTTTACCGGGCACGGCATCGCACCATATGTAGGTGAGAAGGTCGCCCTTGTTTTCAACGGGTATTGAGACCTCCTGGTTGGCCCCCTGGGACCCCACCGGTTTAAGTTCCACAGGTTTCATTGCGAAATTCGTGTGCTTCTTGTAGTTTTGACGAAAAAACGAAACTTGTGGTTCTCCTGTAAGATAGACGTCCTGGACGCCCTTTGAGACGAGTTCAATAAGTGCTCCCGACATTTATTATTATAGTTAAGGTATATTTTTACTGCATCGCCAGAAGCGCACCACCCTGTGTGAGAACGTAGGCGACGGCCACAACTGTAGCCCAGTTGTTGCAGTTACCACGGATGAGGCAGCGGACGTTGTAGGTGGAGATGGCGACCGCGGCGGCGGACGCGAGGAGCACCATGGCGTTGGCCTTAAGGGCCTTGCCACTGGATCCGACAGTGCCCATGATCGCCATGACGATAGAGATGGCACCGATGATGAGGACGGCCTGGGCCTGAGCGGGCAGGGCAGCATAGTTGAAGCTCTTAATCTGGGAAAGCATGGTGTATGTATATAATATAAGTAATATAAGAAAAAACGTCAGGAATATAAGTGTATTCTTGATGTTTTGTTTGGCTTTCGCCTGTATATATGGTGTATGGTTTTAGTTCGAGAAGGCGAGGCCACCCATGCCCGACTGGATGCGGAGAACGTTGTAGTTAACCGCGAACATGTTGAGCGACGAGGTAGCGGCAGTCTCACCCGACTTGAGGCCGAGCTGGACCTGGGCGTTGTCGATGCGCGAGAAGTTGCATGTACCTGTGGGCTGGTGCTCCTCGGGCTGGAGGGCGAAGGAGTAGGAGTACACACCGGCCATGGGGTTACCCGAGTGGTGCTTGTAGGGCTGGTACTGGTTGAAGTAGCGGCCAGTCTGCTCCTTGAAACGGTCCTGACCGTTGAGGATGAGCTTCATGGTGCTGACGGGGCCAACGGACAGGTTGGACGTCGAGGTGGTGGCCGACTCGCAGAAGGCGGCACCGCCGGCATTGGCACCGACCTGGAGCATGGGGGCACCGCAGTGGTGGGGCTGCACGAAGACGTTGGACGCCGTGCCGGCCAGACCCTCGTTGAGGTCCGACACGCACACGAGGTTGGCGGGGGACTTGCAGAAGGCGAACAGCTCGTTGAGCTGGCCTGTGGCACCCGAGGTCTTGGACTCGTTGACGCACCACACCAGCTCCTTGACGGGGTGGTTGTACGACAGACGGACAGTCTTGGAGTGGCAATACCGATGGTGTCAGCACCTGTGTGCTGGACCTGCTCGATCAGGTACTCGTGACCCTTCTGGGCGAAGCGACGGCGCTCCTCAGTGTCAAGGTACACGTAGTTACCCCACACCTTGACGGCGGAGGTGCCGAAGTATGTCTCGAACTCGGCCGACAGGTCGAAGTCAAGGCGAACCTCATGGTACTGGAGGGCGATGAGGGGAAGCGCAAGACCGGGGTTGCGGTTGAAGAAGAAGATGAGGGGAAGGATGACCTTGTCGGACTGGGAGTCGACTGTGCCCTCAACTGTGGTGAGCTTGCCCCACTCGGCCTTCTTGGCGTCGTCGAGGTAAAGCTCCGCGTACAGGCGCCACCAACGCTGGTAGTGCTTGTCGATACGCTGGCCACCGATGGTAAGCTCGACGTCCTGAACGGCACGCTCGGCCGCCCACACGCGGTTGGGGGCGGAGAGGCCCGATGTGGGGGTGAGCTCCATGTACATGTCACCGATAAGATCACCGTTGCGGGCGATGGTCACTGACAGACGACCGCTGTTCGCGGCACTACCGTTGACAACCTGCTCGATGTTCTCCATCGCGAAGTTGGTGTGGCGCTTGTAAACGGCCTGGAAGAAAGTAACATTGGGGTTACCTGTAAGGTAGACATCCTGAGCTCCGTAAGCGACTAACTGCATAAGACCACCAGCCATTTTTGTTCGTTTTATATTACCCCAAGATTTTAATTTGAGATGAATCGCGTATTATTTTTGATATTAAAAAGAAGGGTCAATTTATATGTCGAAAGAACCGGAGAAAATTATCGATGCTGAGGAGTCTGGATCAGATAATGAGAATGATATGATCGAATCTGAGAATGATATGATGGATTCAGAGGATGAAATCCTATCTGATATGGGTGATGGACTGGAGGATATGGGTTTTGACCTGGCAAGTGCCTTGGTTACTGAGGAGGGTGACACCCTGTGCTCGGCATTGGTCGACATCAACAATACCGCGGGAGAAATAGCGAAACAAATGGCAACAACCAATAAAATATTGATCAAGATGTTGACAAAACTGAGTTAAAAAAATCCCGCCTGATAATAATATGAACGAGAACGAAGCTCATCCTGTGATGACTAGTTCCGACAATACTGAAATCAAGAGATGTATCAATGAACTCATTATTAATAATGCATCTCTCGATGACATCGACACTACAATAGGTGTCATGGAAGAAAAATTCATCCCAAATGATGAGGTCACGACGGACATTGGCAGTATATGCAGAATGTTCGGTGTTGGTGACCTGGAAAGTACACCCAAGGATAAATTGTACGACAACGTCAAGCAAATCATCACTGGGGATAACCGTCTCCTGGAGATGCTTAATAAAATTATGACCACCAAGGGTGGATTCAACTACAATCCGAATGACAACATGCTGACACTGGGACATCGCATCAAGAGACTGATGACCACGATAACTGGGTTCGAACTACTGTGCTCGACCCACAAGTTCCTGCATACAGTTGTCACCGACCCGTTCTCGGTGCAGGAGTTTGATGAACACAACATTCTGCTACCAATCGGCGGATGTAACGATGTCGAAATGGTTACCGAGAGTAACGACCTGCAGAAGTTGATTCTGCATTCGCTGCGGGTTCTGCGGTCGGAGAACCTTAAGCGCTACAAGGGACTCGTGTGCGAGGAGATTCGCAATACGAAGGCATGGAAGTCGATCGATACTGTGGCCGACTATACGGAGAAGATGTATGGGCAGAAGGAGAAGTTTCCCCTGCTGTGGAACCAGTTCACCAAGAACGGCCATGTGCGCAAGAACCTGGTGGAGCACCTCGAGAAGTGCGTAGATTCACAGTTCCCCGAACTTAAGAAGACTCGCAACGTGTTTTCGTTCCGCAACGGCCTGTATGTTGCCAAGGAGATGAAGTTTTACCCATACGATTCCGATGGTTTCCGTCGATTGGACCCGCGAATCGTATCGGCCAAGTATTTCGACTATGATTTTGACAACAGTGTATACAAGTCGTACAGGGATATCCCCACCCCTGCACTGGATTCCATTACGGATTACCAGAATTACGACCAGGATACGAAGGACTGGCTGTGGGCGTTCATCGGTCGCATGCTGTACAGTGTGAATGAGATGGATATGTGGCAGGTTGTGCCGTTCTTCAAGGGTATGGCCTCGACGGGCAAGGGTAAGTTGTGTGAGATTGCTGCTAACTTTTACGAGGGTGAAGACGTCGGCCAACTGTCCGACATGCCAGAGAAGGCATTCGGTCTTTCCGCCATCTTCAACAAGCTGGTCTTCATTGCCCCCGAGATTACCGACAAGTTCGGTCTGGGGCAGGCCGATTTCCAGTCTATGGTGTCCGGTGAGCGTGTGTCGGTCGCCGAGAAGTTCAAGACGGCTCAGTCCATCGAGTGGTCGACGCCGGGTATGTTTGCGGGTAACGAACCACCCGGGTACAAGGATAACTCCGGTAGTATCCAGCGCCGCGTGGTCATCTTCCCTTTCCTGCGCCAGGTCATGCCGGAGGATATGGATATGGAACTCCCGTTCAAGCTCAAGGAGGAGATGGGCAATATCATGAGGAAGTGCAATGAGGCATATCTGGGGAAAGCAGCCGAGAACAAGCGTGCGGGTATCTGGTCCAAGCTGCCTCAGTTGCTCCTGAACGCCCGCGAGGAGATGGCGCTGTCCACCAATTCGCTGCGCCATTTCATGGCTGCGCCGGAGGTTGAGTATAGCACTGACAAGAAGATTCCGCTCAAGAAGTTTATCGCCAAGTTCAACGAACATTGCCGGGACAACAACTTGAGCAAGCAGAAGTTTATGCCAGACTTTTACAATGGCCCCTTCTCGTCGAAGCGTGTGGAGGTGCGCAAGATGGCGGGTATCTGGCAGGATGTTGAGTATACATCACAGGCATGGGTAGTGGGCTTGGATGTCATAGACGGTGATTTCATGGGCCTCTCAAATGATATGTAAATAATTAAAATAAAATATACCATTAAGAAACATGGTGTTTGTCTTATCTTCATATAATGCGACAGGGACACTAGGTAGTCCCGATGATTACCAGAAATTATTTAAAAAAATTACAACGACTAAAATTGAAAAGTCTTCCTTCGGTAACTTTGAACTGCAGGATATTCGCGGTAGAGCGGGCAGACTCCAGACCAAATGGATGGTCAAGCCCGGCGCGAACCTCAACTATAACAGAACTGCGTTTACAAACGGGATACCACGTGTTGGTGATATCATTATCAAGACACAGACAACGGACGGTCATAAGTCATCGATTACTTTCTTTAAGAGTGGTAAATATCAGATTGCAGGGTCCTATACTAACTGCACGGATGGTGACCTGCGATGCGCCGAGACGCAACCCCTGAAGTTCCTGAATGCCGTTGTCCGCAAATATATCCCCGGGGCAGGGACACCGTCCGCACCTAGGGTGAATAACATTATGGTGAACGGCCAGATTGGGTACACCCTGGATATACGTAAACTCCGTAACTACAAAGGAAATTTCACATACACCAACCGGGCCATCAAGACTACCAGTTACATTGAATACGCCCTCCCGGGTGGCGCGGGTATGAAACTGACAATCAAGGGCAAGGTAACCCAGCAGAAGTTCAAGGCGGCGGACATCAGTACCGTCATCGCCAGTGCCAAACGGGTTATCAAGAAGCTCGACGATGATGGTTTGTTTATGAAGAACCGTGTTGTTAGCCCGTCCAAGCGCACCGGGCCCAAGGGTCGCTTTAATACGGGTTCAACGTGCAAGGTCGCTCTTCGCCCTACCGGTAACGGGACCAAGTGCCCACCGGGGCATTATGTGCGCCCCAACACCAAGGGTCAGGCGTGCTGCTATAAGATTCCCAAGATATCAAAGGGCACAACGAAGACTATGACGGCTGCGTACACCAAATGGGGGTATACGGTCCCTGCAAGTGTCAAGGAGTTGTTCGGTATTAAGAATGGCGTAGCACCGGCGACACCCAACGCCAGCACCGCCCCCCGCATAGAGCGTATGGTCGCCAGTATGAGACAGCGCAACGGTACCACAAAACCATTCGAAACTATCCGCATTGCCGGTCGTCAGTGTGAGAGATACAGTCTCAAGGAATTACGCGATATGATAGTTGAATCCAAGATAGTCATGGACGCGTCAAAACTTAAGAAGGATGCTATATGCGCCAAGCGCCAGCGCAGATATCTGGGTAACGCGGCATACGTGCCTAGAGTTAAGGGCGCGGAGATCCACCCCGGTCGCATAGGCAAGCGTTTAATGCAATCTTTCCCCAAGCAGTATCTGGTTAACGTCGCTAAGGCGATGAACAATTC